CATTCTCATTCATATCCACTCCCTTTACCCACAGAATCTCGTTGAAGCTCATCTCCTTGTGCTCCGTGCGCAGGGAGTTGCCGTTAGGGGAGGTAGTCCTTCCGCTCACGTCGTCATAAATTATCTTCAGTGAGAAATACTCGCGTATCGGGAGGTCGGGAGTTGCTGCGGTAGCCGTTGCCGACACTCTCAGCATGACCGTCAATCCTTCCGTTGCATCGGGGTTGAGCGTGAGCAGCTTCGTACCCTGCCCGCTGACGTATGCCGCACAGGGAGTATTTGCGTCACCGAAGAGCACACCGTCAGGATGGTCTGAGTCAGTCCAGTACCAGAAGTACTTTGCCGTTGCCACCTCCTCGCTTCCGAATATCAGCGATCCTCCGAAGGTGACGTTGGTGACAGTGCCGTCGCCGATAAGTGGCCTGAACGTGTGAATACGCGGGGTGTCAATCTGGAGGATGTAGTTCTCCTCTGCCGTCTTCGACGTGGTAAGTAGCACGCTGCCCTCGAACTTCAGCGTCTTCCCGCTGCGGGTGTCGTTGTACGTCACGGTGCATTTCAGCCTGTAGCTCTTTGTAGGCTCGACGTTCCTGCGACAGACGAGCTTTCCGTCAGCCTGAACGGTGTACACCCTCACTGCGGTCTCACCGACAATCACTGTGTCCTCTATCTCCGTCACGTCACCGTTGTTCACTACGTTGGTCGTGCCGCTGTTGTCCTTGTATTCCACTATCTCCTCCCAGAGGATGCTCGCAAACGTCGATGTCTGCGAAGGAAGCACTCCGTCGGGGTCGCTGATGTTCAGTATGGCCTGCAATACGAGCGGGCTGGTGGTTCTGTCAGGCTTGTACTCCCCCTTCTGCTCGTCATACCACTGGTCAAGGAGCTGGTCGCTCACGGGCACGACGTAGAAGTTGGTGGAGAGGGCACCGTACTGGGTGTCGACCACTACCGGGGTGGATGCTGATGTCGTTAATATCTTTCCCATATCCTAAAAGTTTACTCTGTTAATAATCGTCTCGCTTCCTCCGTACTCGAAGGCGAGTGTGGCGGTACAGGTAAACGAGAGCCTGTCGCCGCGCTTGTAGCCCGTAGGGAGGTCTGTCTTGGTGATACGCATCTGCCTCTGAGAGGTCTTGGCGGCACTGTTCCAATTCTCATCCTGTGCCGTGTTCTCGCTCTGGCGCGTCCACTTCCATGCCGTGACGTTGCCCTCCGTGATGTCCTCGTTGCCGATAAGCAGGTAGGGCACCACGGTAAAGTCCACCGTCCTGGGGTATATCTGTACTACGGTGATGGGCTGCGGGGCTTCCACGTTGGTATCGAAGAAGTTCAGGGCAAGGTTCGTTGCCCTCAGACACTCCCAGTCGGAGCTTGTGAACCAAGGTTCATCCTGCGTGAGCGTGCGTAGGCATTTCCACAGACAGCCACGATGCCATACCTCGGAGGTCTCCAATACGTCCGTAGCAGTGTTCAGGGTCTCGAAATAGTACGGTCTGCCTTCCTCCCAAGAGTCGTACTCTACATACTGCAGCACCCGCTGCTGACGCTCTACAACCTGTATAGAAGGATTGGCGACAAGGTCGTTGATGTCCTCCGTCAGCTTCTCCAAGGTTCCCTTCTCCTTCTCGTCACGCAGCACCACGTCGTAGGTAGGTATGCCGTTGTTGCCGTTCTCTTTGATAGTCAGCTGATCGATGTACGGGGAGTGGTGTATGCCAAGGTCCGAGTCCTCGAACTCAAGGCGCATACCTGCGTTGATATTGGCATAGTATGATGCATCACCCCTCTCGTCGTGGTCGCGCTGCATGAATATCTCGTCTATCTTCGGCAGGTAGGTGTAGCGCATATGGTCGTGCTTGTCCAGCCATCCGCAGGCTGCTATAAGGAGTTTCTTCGCTGCAGCATCGACATATGCCTTCTGCATATTGATACCCGCCACCACAAAATGGTCGCCCGGAAGCGTACCCTGATAGTTGCCTCTTCCCATTACCTGAAAGAGATTGGCGATAGTACTCGACTCCTTGTAGGGGAAATACCTGCCGGTGCTGCTATCCCTCTCCCTCTCAAGGGTAAGCACCCAGTCGCCATTGGTATTCTTCTTCACTCCCTTGACCTTGAATTTCCTGCCCACACAGGCACCGTCCTTCATGCTGACGGTCATCTCTTCGTCGTGGTCGTACCAGTCAATGGCAGAGGCCAGTCCCATCGGCATAACCTCAAATTGCAGGTCGTTGCTTTCGGGATTGTCACCAAGGTAGCCATTGTCTTCCATCTGGTCTGCGTAGGACACCTCGTCAAGACGGTTGCCCGAACTGTCGGTTGCCTCCTCAAGTGTCGGGAATATCTCTTCCTGCGAACTACCGTCGAAGAGGGTGTTGCCCTCACGCAGGCCGATACCATCTATGTTCCTCGACATTATCCAGGGGTCGTGCTTGTCAGTAGAGAAGATGTACTTGGAGGCAAGGCTGCGTATGGCCGGATCCGCATTATTGATAACCCAACTCTGGAGGCTCTGCGTGGGGAATCCTGGAAGCATGAGCCTGTTGACGGAAAGGAGTGCGGGATATGACTCGGAGTCCTCGGTGGTGATATGGTCCTGCGGCCACTTGTTCTTGTCGAATCCCATGGTGAAAACCACCGTCTTGCCCACCTCAAGGGCATTGATGTACGCCTTCAGCTTCGACAGGTCGGGCTCGTCCGCCTCATCTTCAGTCGATGTCCTGAACTCACAGTACATCCTCACGTTCGGCCATATGTCGGCAGAGAGATTCTCTACTTTCGTATGTATCTCTATACCGTCGATGCTTGTCATCGTCACCCACCCCACCTGATATTCTCCGGTGGGGCCGATGTTCTTTACGTTGAACATACCTGCACGGTATGGAATGTCTAAAGTGAACTCGGCATAGTTGTACTGATCCGAATCCTTGCTTATTATCTCCGTCACCCTCCCGTAGAACACCTTGATGCTGTTGGCATAGTAGTTCAGCGGGAGGTTCTTCTCAGAGCCGTAGGCAAAGAGCTTGGTCACTATCTCCTGATCCTCGTCGCTCGTCCGCTCAATCTCGTAGAGTCCGAGGCCCTTTCCGTAGCGGAAGATGCTCGTATCACCGCTGTTGACCTGCATCGGCTTGCCACCGATGACAATAATATTGCCGGTCATGTAGTACGACAGGCCGAACTTCTCATAGACGTACTTCATTACCTCACGGCAGCTCTGCTTGTCGATGTCGATGTTCACGTCCGTCTCCCCGGTGTCCTCAGTACCGTCGTAGTACCTGCTCCATTCCACAGGGAGGACACCTCCGTAACGCTGCATTGTCCTCGACTGCGAAGGCGTGAGGACGATGAACGAACTCAGCAGGAGCGACTGCTGTTCCCTCTCGAAATTTGCGGCAAGCCTGTCGGCAAAGTCCTCCACACTCGAACAGAAGAAAGAGAAAGTGGCAAGTGAGGTGTAAGGTATGTGGTTGTCAGCGAGTACGACATCCTTGAATCCGTAGCTGCCCGCCTTGTTGCTGAGAGCATAGAACTTGATGTTGTCATAGGTGAAGCCCTCGCCGTATGTCCCTCTGCGTGCCTTCTTGACAACGTTGGGGTCATAGTTGATGGAGAACTTCTCGCCTCTGTACTCCAAGTAATCATCAAAATGCCAGTCGATAGGCTCTGCGCTCCTTACGTTCACGGTAACGAAGCTGTCAGCCATCCACTCCCCATGAAACTCCAGGTCATGGCTGGTAGTGACATCCTCGACTATAGGTCTGCCCATAGTGTCGAGTCCCGTTATCCTCTGTATCGTCCAGCTTTTACTCATCCGTCAGCGTTATATCTGTTATGGGATCTGTCACATGGAACTTCACCTTGAACTGGGCTATAACTTCTGGATTCTTGTCATCGTATTCGTACAATTCATTATCCACATTGGACACATAGATACCGCGTCTACCGGTCTTTGTGTATAGGTCATATACCGCAAGTATGGGAGAACCCCCTGCATTCCTGCCATAGAGGAATGAGACAAATCCCTTTATATCATCATACATCTGTGCCTGCGAACCGACATAAAGGAAAGTCACATCAATGTCGTAGGCTTTGAACTTCAGCCCATCGGTAGGGATATAGACATCATCACCGTTCTCGTCATACCAGTCCCTCTTAGCCAACTCCTTTATCTCCGGGAGTCGCTTGAAAGGAAACTCCTGGCACACTACGCTGTAGCTTGCCTGAGTATCCACTACATCACCGACATCGGTATATGTATTACCGCTAACGGTCTGCTGTTGAATTAGGAGTTTCTTGTATTCCATATTGAACGTTATTTGTGTCAGTTCTTGTGGTGTAACCACAATATTTGCCACAAAAATAGCTATAAGGAGATTCTTTGGAACGAATTTAACAGTATTTCTTCAACTTTTTCTTCAAACATATTGCATAACTTAATGAATATTAGTATTTTTGCAAAAGTTTAGAAAGAGGAAGTTATGACTGAAAATGAATTAAGTATCAAGTTAAGGGAAGACGCAAGGAGACTTGGGCTTTGCGATGAGTGGTATGGCAAGTGGCTTGACAATACCGACAAAGAGGAACTTGTCAGTATGTACAAGAAAGGTCTCGACTTCTGCATCAAGCATAGATGGCCCACAAGACAGTTCATCCTCCATCACTTCCCGCAGGATTTCCTCAGAGAACAAGGCATACTCGTCAATGACACACGTTCGTATCCTGTAAGGGACAAGGACAGAAGACTGGTATATATAAGGGATTTCGTTCTGCTTGGCGACAGCCATGCTACCGTCCGCTATTCGTTCCGCCCGCACATGTGCAATATATGGGTATGTGACAATTCCACGATAAAGGTCGACGTGAAATATGGAGCATATATGCTCATCCATCTCTTTGATGGAGCAACGGCAGATGTAGTAACGGATCTCGTAAGCAAAGTATCCGTCATCAGACATTCGCCGGAAACGTCAGTTAAAAAGAACGGTGTGGTTACCATTAGGAACGAATATAACTACCTTAAATAACGCTTGCTCTAAACTAATAGGTATTAAAGTTTGGGCGACCATCCGTGAGGACAGTCGCCTTTTTCAGCTGCTTTAGTCGTATAAAGTAACAACCTTAATAATTCATAAAATTCAGTGTCCCGGAATACAACGTACCTTATTTATTGTTATCTTTGCCACAAACAAAATAATAATGATATGAGAAAGTTAATCCTATTAGTAGCATGCGTTACATTATTGTGTGGATGCAAACAAAACAAAAGTGTTGAAGAAAGAAGTGAGGTTACGCAATTATCTCCGAAAGATTCGCTGAAATATAAGGCAGAAAAAGAGATGAAAGCTCTTATCGACAAGAAATACCCACACGGATATAATGAACAGCCAGAGATAAGTGAATACGAGATAGTACAGAACGATGATTCTCTCTACTGGGCTGAGTTCAAAATGAAGTACAAAAACGAGTTTGGTGGATGGTTAAACGGTGAATTCAATTACATATACGTACTCGAATACGACGGAAAGCCGCAAAGCGGACTTAGGGATTATTCCAAGAATCACGACAAGAAATTCATAATGATGCATATGCATATGCAAGATGTTGCCGTAGAGAAAAGAGGTATACCCGATAGCCTTGTTTACAACAATGATTCATTCTTGTATTCGTCAGCAAGAATATTCTGTTACGCAAGCCAGATGGAATAATTCTACCAAGGCTCCCGCTTTTTCCAACAATATAAAAAGGAACACGAAATGTGCTCCTTTTTTTTGTTTTGGTCTGACTAATAAACGGTTATGCCACAGGTACTTTCCAAGTCTTGTTCTTTAATCCGTTTATGCTATTGTCGAGTGACGTAATCCTTGAGGCGATTGTATCGTTACTCCGCATTATCGCATCCGTATGGTTCTCGATATTCCTGAGACTCGCATTGCCGCTCGTTATAGCTGAAAGATACATCGGGAAATACTGGGCGATCATTGCTCGGTTCACACTAACGTCTGCCCTTATGGCATTGATGTATGCCGCAAGCAGGTCTGCCGTCTGTTCCGTCACGTTCCTTATACTGCCAGAGCTGGAAGAGCCGTTGCCGTTCTCAGAGAGGTCAAGACCATAGGACTTAACGAAATCCTGCCACTTGTTATAGAATGTCTCCGTAGCCATAATCATCTTCTGGCCCTCACCGCCTTCTCCGAAGAATGCCGTAACCTCCTTCATCGCTGCATCGATCGTGCCTTCAGGATTGGTGGCATCGAATACCCCACCCTTTCCGTTCTTACCGAATATCTTATTCCTAAGATTCTCCATCATCGGCTCAAGTATTCCAAGTGAGAGCATTCTGTTAAGCACGGAACGCATGATGTCACGTACAGAGTCGTTGAATGCCTCAGCAGCATTTTCCCCATTCTCGAAAGCGGTCATAAGGGAGTCTCCTATCTGGTCTGCCCATCCCTTGAGGTCGATTCCGAACAGATCTTCCGCAATATCCTTGGCAAAGTTCTGAATGGTAATATCCAGCTCAGACATCTTTACCTTGTATTCCTCAAGAGCCTCTGCGGAACTCTTCTTCTTGTCGTTCTCGGTGTCGTACATCTCCTGATAGAGTTCCCTCTGTTTCTTCAGTGCTTCAAGTTCCTGCTTATAGCCGTTACCTGTCAAACCGCCCCTGCTGTAATATTCGTACATCGCGTTCCCGGAATCTGTTCGGTTGTTAGCATATTGCGCTGCAAGGGTACGTCTCAGTTGCCCATTGTCATACCCCAGGGTCTCCTGTCTCAAGTCCTTGATGAGGTTAAGGGTGTTGTCAACCTTCGTCACCTCCCTCTTCAATGCCTCAAGCTGACGTTCACGTTTCTTGTCATGGAGCTGCGCAATACTCGTTATACCGCCTATCACTGCACCTGCAGCCATCCCGTAAGGACCAAAGGCACTGAGAGACTGCGCACCGCCTGCAATACCTCCAAGGACAGAACCCGCATCACTGAATGCATTGGCAGCACTCTCGTTGCCAAGAGCATCGAACATATCGGCCAACATATTAGAAGCATTGGAAAGGTCTTGGAAAACCTTCGCCACCATTTCTGCCGCCTTCTGCATCTTGTCAAGGCTCTCATATCGTTTCTGCCATTTCTTTGCATCATCTTCATCGCCATTAGACCTTGCGCGGTTTGCCCGATACCTGTAATAGCCAAGCAATCCCTGCACACCTCCCTGGAGGAACGAGCCGACACCGCCCCTCATGCCAAGGAATCCGTCGGCCTTGAACTCTGAGGCTATCTCATTGAGCTTGTCCACCTGCTCAGTATATTGCTGCAAGGTGATCCTGCCGTTATTCAGCCTGGCTTTCAAATGTTCCATCTCTGCAGCAAAAGCCTCATCAAAGTCACCCCTTGCCATCGACTGGGCATTGTTGTAAAGGTTGGCATACATAGTGGTCGCAGTCCAGTCCTTGTAGTCTCTGTCATCCCTTGCTGCGCTACGCCTTCTGTCTGCCTCGGCATCGGAAATCTTACCCTCCTTCTGGAGTCTGTTCGTTTCCTTAAGGGTTTGGTTGTACTCAATCTGATTCCTGTTACGTATAGTTTGTATGTCAACGAGAGAACCGAGCCATTTTGCATAGTTGACAATATCGTTCCTGTCAACATCTTCCTGTGCCTTCTTCCAATCCTTGAGACCCGCTGCGACACCCTTTATCTGGTCCTTATCTAAACCAAGACCTTCAACATACTTGTCAATCTGATCCTCGCTCATTTCAAGAACTCTGTCGTAGTCGATAAGCACACCTGCCAACTGGTCAATGCCAAGACGTTTTACATCAGCTACAGTTGCTCCACTCGTTATACCAGACAGGCGTTCAGCAAGTGCCGTGTCCCCGGTACTTTCCTTGACGGAATTGAAAATATCCCATTTCCTTGTCAGTTCATCAAGCTGACGTGACATATTGCTGGCGAACTCATCCTGCTTGCGCTGAAGTTCCTCATAGTCAACATTGTTGATGGCATCACGTATCTGCTTGATAGCCTCCACCATGTAGGAGTTCTTGTGCTTGGGGCTCTTATACAGTTTCTCTGCCTCAGCAAGTAACGCAGTCAAGTTCTCCTTATACTTGGGAATGGAGTCAAGGGACAATCTTTGCTTGAACTGGTCTTCAAACTCCTTAAACAGAGGCTTGAACTGCCCTTGTACTTTCGTAAGGGCAGCACCCTCTCCTATCTGTTTCTCGTACTTTACATACCAGTCGTATGCATCCTTGTAGAGCTTTACTATCTCACGCAGGCGACGGGCATCCTGATCCATGGTCGTTCCCTTCCTTGAACCACTCTTCTTCTTACTTTTGTCGAGTTCACTGACATCGCCTCCATACTTCTCATACAACAATTTAGCAGCCCTGCGTTCTGCAATAGCCTCGTTGTATTCCTCCGCAACCTTCTCCGCCTCCAATGAGTTCACGTAAGACCCAGGTTTATAGTTCAGACGTTTCAGATTCTTCTCAAGCTGCTTTACCTTCTTGTCATTCTCCGTGTACTTCTTGCCAGAGGTTTCCAAATCCTCCCATGCACTCTCACCTTTCACACCTACCTGGATTACCCATTTCTTGCCGACAAGGTTCTGCAGGTCTGTATACAAGTCATTTACCCTCTCCTTAGCCTCGTCGGAATCGACAGTGATATTGAACGGCTTCAGGAACGAGTCACGCACAAGGTTCTGATATTCAATGCTCAAGTCAGCAAATCCCTTGACATCTTTCGTAGCAGCATTCATGGCCATCATCACGAACTCTCTCCATTCAGTAGGCCACTTGGTCATATCCTCGCCATATTTCGTCTTCATGCTCTCATAGAGATCGTTACCCGACCTGCGCATCTTGAGGTTTGCATTGGCATAGGCCTCGTTCATGGCATTACACTTTGCTGTCCAGTCATCGAGCATCGCACGCGACTCTGCGCCAAGGGCAAGGCGAACAGCGGCAAACGTTTCGGGCATCGTTGAGCGCAAGCGGCTGAGTGTCCTTACCAGTTCATCGTTCGACATTCCCATTACATCGCCAAGACCTCTATTATCGAGAGCCGCCCTCAGTGCGAGGTGTTCCCTCAGCAGAAGACTCTCTGCCGTGCTCGCCTCCTTCGTGGTCGTGGCATACCTCTCAAGAGCCTCATTGAGACCGCCAATCTGTGCTTTCTGGTTGTCGGAAAGTGCCCACCCTGCGAGGATATGCCCCACATTGTAAAAGAATCCGTTACTCGGATTGCTCACCTCAAGAGCATGAGCCACAAGGTCACTCATTTCCGCAAACATCTTATGGGCATTGGATGCATCCTGTATGCTCTTTGCAAGTAT